CCAAAAGAAAAAGGGTGTTTCCCAAAAAAGTCGACGCATCTCCACTTTTTCTTTGATACGCGATTAAAGCTGACAATTTGGTGGTCTTATCGTAGATTTGTGTTAACACATGTGCGTTAAACCACAGACGAACAATTTCTTCGTCAACACCAAAGAATCGCATCAATTTGCATTCAAATTCAAGTGCAAGTTCACGCTGTGACTTGTCATACTTACTGATATCGATTTCAAGTTTTTCACAGTATTTCGGGATTGAATCGTAAGGAATTTCTTCGTTCAAAAGTTTTTCAAAATCTGAGACCGAAACATCGCAAAAAATTTTAATGTGTTTCTTCAACAATTTTTTAATCCTATTTTTCATCGTACGGAAGACTGAACAGAACATTGCGTTAATTGGTTTCTCGTGATATACGATCGTTTGAAGAGCAGAATAACTTTCCGTTGCGTCAATTGTCAGATTCGGTTTCGCTTGTCTCTTTATTGAAAAATTGTAAGAATCGACTGCAGAGTTGTGCAAAGCAAAGTCAGGAACGATCATGGGGAGAACGTTAGTGCTTTGATTTTTTAACCAATCAGCGATACTACCTTCACTAATTCTGATTGGTTCATCGATTACTTCATTTAATTTTTCTTTAATGAAACAACGCTCGACCAGATTTTCCAACATTCTACTTGATTCACGATCATAATCAACAGTTCCATTGTAAAAAGGCACGTTTCGGTTTCTTTTTTCCAAAGCCAAAAGGAGTTCGCGTGTTTGATAATTTCTTTGTTTCGGCATTGTAGATTTCAAGACCGGTGTTAAGTTGTCAAAAGTATCAGGACTAAAAGGTGCACTTATCGGACTAAATTTAATATCACCAATGTAAATTTCAAAATCTGAATGTAAAATCAACCATTCATCATATTTTTGATCGACGAAAGCGAACTGTGATTGAAAATTATTAATGAAACGTTGTGCTTCTTCCTGTGAAAAATCCAAAGTTGTATCAAAGTTTTGTTCCGTATAGTCATTAATTTCAAGGATGTCTTCGACGGTGACTTTATTGTCCAAAGCGTTAATTCCGTTTGTGTTCAGAAGTTCGAACACTTCACTAGGAGTTCCAATCGGTAAAAGTGAAGTAAAGACGAATTTCTTTCCCGGGAATCTTTTGTACAAATATGATGAAAGGATTGAATGATCAAGTTCGTCGACGACGTTCGAAGTACAGTTGAAATACTTCGATTCGCTAAAATTTTGAAATTTCGAAAGTTTGGTCATTATTTTTTTGAAGTTATTGAGAGTGATTTTATCGTTTTCTGAATTTTTTACTGAAGCGAAGAAAGAAAATTTTTGCGGTGCATGTTCATACATATCGACATCTTCGACTTGTTTATGTCCGAAACTTTTACCATGACGTGATACAAAGTAAATTTTATTCCCGAAAGTTTCTCGGATGTTGTTTTGAGTTGTTTTTAAAGTCGAAAAACTTTCGGGTTTTCTGTAAACGTCGATTGAAGAGACGTGAGCACCAGCTCTTGAAGAAAAAGAATCTTTAATTTGATCGACTGTGAATTTCTGCTTGACGTTAATATTGTCGACACCGATTAGTTGACTCAAAGCATCGGTCGAAACGCGCGTGAAATAAGTAAGAGACTCAGTGTGTCTTGTCAAGGCGACAAGCGCGTAATTGAATCTCTTAAAAATTTCACTGTCTTTGTACGGATCTAGTCGAACAACATAAATCTTTTTGCTTTCTTTTCCTTGAAATTCGTGAACAGTCGAAACATTCAATTTTTTCTGCATTAGTTTTAGTTTTTCACCTTGAGTGAAAACCAAATACTTGACGTCGCGATCAATTGGGAACTCATCATTAGTAAGACGTCTAAAAGAACATGTATTATTAAAATTTTCAACGCAACTTTTCATTCCGTGCGGGAATCCATGTTTTTTGTTTTCTTTCAAATAATGAGCATTCAAGCGTGCTGCGACATCAGGTGGACACCTGTGCGAGATATAAAGAGTTTCTTCGATTCCGACAAAATCAATTAATTTTCCGAACTTGACTGTAAAAGCAGGCGTCCTGTTAACATAAGGAATTTGCAGAACATCACCAAGCATTCTGACGTCTTCAGCACCTGAGATTGCAATTGCAAAAAATATTGCTCCAGGGTGTGACATCAAAGCTTCGTCGATGAACAGTGACGCGCTCTTTTTATTCTTATTCGGATTAATCAACCAACTTGCGAGAGTTCGAATTCTTTTCTTTGCTTCGACGACATCATGATCATCAGGATAAAGTTTTTCCATTCTTTTCGCAAAATCGTCTCTTCCTTCACAAGTAGAAAGCAACACGTTTGATGCACCTTCAATGTGCGGAGGAATACATGATTTCGTGATGAAGTACGTCTTTCCGCAACCGGGCGCGGCTTGAACGATTTTGCAATTTGCAGGAAGAACAAAATCTTCGATTTTTATCTTTTCGATTGAACTTAACATTTCTGATTCCAAGGCTTTTTCGCAGTATTCAGACACAAGTGCGACGCAATTCGTCCCCTCATCGATTTCTGAAATCTTCTTGAATTTCCCATCGACAAAATATTTTGAATATTTGAGTTGAAGTTCTGGTTTATGAAGAAATTCTTTTCTGCCGTCCGTAATCTTCATAAGTCCGAAACCACCTCTTTCTTCTTTTAAAATTTGTTTGACAATGCAAGAAGCTTTTCCTTTGATCATTTTTTCAATCCTTGAGTGGTTACTGGTCTCAGAATCGAGAGTAAATTTTGTCAAAGCGATGAATTCACGCATCGCATCGCGTGGGTCGAAGTTCTTCTTCTTCTCAACTGGTTCATCTTGCTTTTCCATGTAACTCTCCATCACTTTGTCATTCTCTTCACTTTGAAAGTTTCCAAAATTTTTTGTGGTTTTCGGCTTGGGATCTTCGACGGCTTCGAGTGGTGTAATCCCAGTCGGGATCTTCTGTCCCATTTCTGTACGTTCAGGTTTGAATTCAACTTTAAAATCATCAAATCCGAATTGAGATTTCTTCTCATTCGAAAGTTTCAGAAGACGCGAATACGAAGTGACAACTTTCGTTCTTTCATCTCTTCGTAAAGGAAGTTCTTCTCCGACTTCATCATG